GTGAGCTGCCTCCGACCGTTTACGGGTGAATCCTGCTCAGATCACCAGTGGGGTGTTAGTTGAGTGGTGTGCGGTCTAAGCTGCCAATCCACCGATAGCCTTTTAGGTTGGGAGGTACCAGCATAGACTCGGTACTGGGTTCGCCCCCAACCCCGCTGGTTCTCGAACAGTGGTGGCCTGTCTCCACCAGCGTAGGGGTGCTCGTGGCGCACCTCCTTGAGAGACCATCTTGATACCTCAAGTAAATCAAATGTCGTTGATGGGACTGGGCCCCCTAAGGGTCTGACACTTTTCACCATGGCGTACAATATAAGTAACACAGCTTTGTCCGCTATCGTCCGGTGGAGGGCCGAACCGTGGGTTGAGTTTGCCGACGGGAGCTCCTTTGTGGCTGATCAGTGGACCGCTAACGCTTATGTGTTGGCGGCCACTCTTCAGAGAGTCACAAGCTCTTTGTCGAATCTCAACACCGCGTTGTTCTGGCTCGCCCTGGCGATTTACACCATGGTCAACGTCCTTCGCGTATTACCCGGAATGGCCCACCGGTTTTACGTGTCTCTTCTTTCCCTGGCCACGGTCCTGCTCGGCTCCTTCTACAGGGCGCTTGCTCTTCCTTGCGTAAACTTCTTTGTTTTCGCTTTGTTTGACTGGCCCCTTGTGGTTTCGGTTCTGCTGTGCGTCGTCGGAGTAGTCCCAGGCCCCCTCTTGTTAGTATTACCTTTTTGGTTGTACGCTTTGGAGCGGGGTTTCTGGGTTCTGCTGCGAGTTGTCTACCTCCCCGTGGTGATTCTTCGTGTTTCACTGCTGTGGAGGTTGATATGCTCACCGGCGTGGGTCGTGTTCTGGGTTGTGGCCCATCTCCTTGGCGGGGGGGATGTTCTTGGAGATCCGGTTTCTTCGGAATACACGGGTCTGGGCACTAGGTTCGGGCAACCTGGTGTCAACTGCCGAATTGAGGTGGATGAAGTCGAGTTCGATGTTCCGTCGTGCCAGGCGTTGGGCGCGGGCGTCAAAAGACTTCCCATCTCGTCATCCTTGAAGGGTGGCAGGCTCCGGAGGCGCGCCGTGTGGGTGCGCCGTTTTGAATGTGTCTTGGGCGTGGCCCCTGGGCGCATCGGTGAGTTGATCCGAGGGCGGTGGACACCAGACCTCCCCTCGGGCGACAAACCTTTGCCGCTCAACCTCGTCCTCGCGCATCTCGATGCCGGGACAAGACTCCTTGGTGGGGGAGTCGCCCATGCTGAGCGACCAGTTGACAGCTTGTACTATGTTGTCGAACTAGTGGACGGTTCGAGGGAAACTGTTTTTCCCGAGCTGGTCGCAAAGCTTTCTTCCTACGCGCTGCTCCGCCAGCGCGACGCCGTCCTTGTCTCCTCATTGCGTCTTCGGGCGCTTGAGTGGTGCAAGGGTGTTGGGCTCTCGAGCTCGACCACTTTTGTTGCTGTACCTACGGCACTTAAGTGGGCGTGGACTGTCTCCAGGGGTGAATCTGCTTTTGCGGATCTCTTGGAGGAGTCCGGGGAGAAACCTGCCCGCTGGTGGGAATCCTCTCGTTAGGACAGCCCCGTGTGTTCTTACGGCTTGTGTGTAGGTGACACTGCCGACCTCGCCTTGTGCGAAGGTGCCTCCCTGGAGGTTAGGGACCCCGTGGGCTGTGGTATCCCCCAGCGACGTCAAATGTGGGTTGCTTGGACAACCGGACTGCCAGCTTGCTGGGTTCCGGGCGTCCATGCCAACTGCGTCCATAACGAGGTCTCGGCACTTGTGCTGAGGTCTCTTGCTCCCCACCCACGCCCGGCTGATGACCGTCTGGGGCGAGGGTTCCTGTCTGTCTTTGGGCGGTTCAGGGGCCTCGCTCGGTCCTATGGCGGGTCGCGATGGAGCAACCTGGAAACGGCGGAATCGTATAGTGGTTCTCTCCGCCGTAGATACCTAGAGGCAGAGCGCTCTTTGAGGGTAGAGGGTCCGTTGCGTTCGTCGGACTCCTACCTTAGAGCGTTTCTGAAGGCTGAGAAGATTGGGACAGCCAAGTTCCAGAAACCACGGATGATCTTCCCGAGATCACCCAGGTATAACTTGGTCCTAGCTTCTTGGCTGAAGCCGTTCGAACACTGGTTGTGGGGTTATCTCACGGCCAGGCGGCTCTTCCGGGGTTCGAATACCAGGGTTGTGGGCAAAGGTCTTTCCCCTCGACAGCGCGCGAACTTGATTGTTCGCAAATTCACGTCCTTCGAGGACTGCGTCTGTTTTGAGGTTGATGGCAAGGCTTTCGAGGCCCACGTCTCGACTGACCAACTCAAAGAGGAGCACAAAGTCTACCGGTCTGCTTACCACGGCAGCCGGAGTTTGGGCGATGTTCTCCGACATCAGCTGTCTTTTGACGGCGTCACACCTGGAGGCGTAAAATTCCACCGCGATGGTGGGCGCGCCAGTGGAGACTTCAACACCGGCATGGGAAATACCCTTATCATGCTGGCGGCTGTTGTGGGGGTGTTGAAAACCAAGCGAGTGCGTTTCGACGTGCTTGTCGATGGCGACAACGCCCTAGTCTTCCTGGAGCGCCCATCTGCCGAGTGGGTTTGCGCAAATTTCTCCACCTGGGTGTTCGATGAGTGTGGTCATGAGATGACGCTAGAAAAGCCAGTGTCATGTCTTGAGGATGTCCGATTCGGGCGTTCTGCACCTCTGTTTCTCGGCCATGGTTTGGGTTGGACCATGGTCCGGGACTGGAGGGCTGTCTTGTCAGGTGCCTTTGCTTCGCATAGGTGGCTGCGCGAGGAGTCCTTCGGGCGCCGTTGGGTAAACGGTGTAGCGAGGTGCGAGCTCAGTTTGGCTAGGGGGGTTCCGATCCTCCAGTCCTTTGCTCTCAAGGCCCTCATTTCGACGGAGCACAAGAAGAAGGTGCCGGTGGAGGCACTGCGCGACTACTTTGTAGTCGGGGCGTGGCTGGCGGGGGCGGAGGCGTGTCTCCCAGTGACACGGGAGTGTCGACTCAGCTTCGAGCGGGCCTTCGGGGTTTCCCCGGAGGAGCAGTTGGGTATTGAGGATGGGCTTACGGGCCTGGGCCAAGATTGGCCCAGAGTGCCGGTCCCTTTCCCTGATGCTCGCTCGTGGTGGATGGCTGAGCCTGGGCTCGTAGAGCGCTACTGGGATGCCCACTTTTGAGTGCGTAGTCCGGCGTGGTTGGTCTGGAATTTCTGTTCCGGGCGTTGGGTGAGCCGAAAGCTTCCTTACGCATGCTCGCTGTTTGCAGATGCAGTTCACTCTTGGAAAGCTGCCTTGTCTGCGTTGCTTGTGTGTTGGAGGTTAGTAGGCGAATTTGCTTCGGCAGCCCGTTTCCGCGGTGCAGTGCAGTTAAGTCTAGCGCGGCCGTTGGGGGCAGGGGGCTTGAAAACCCCCGGAGAGGTGAGTGGCAAAGCCCAATCGTCGTTGGAGGATGCACCGCAACCACGGTTCGATGAAACACCAGGGGATCCGGTCCCTGCCCAAATTCCGGCTGAGCAGGCTGCTCCTAGAGGCCTGTTTCTTGCTTCACTAGGCGTTATAACTTGCCCTTAGGCTTTGAGTCCACGTTACGGACCCGCCAGGGAGGGCACCCGCGCAAAATACTCTTCGGAGGGGCGTGCGTGGGTGCTAGGCATGGTG